AGCAGCAGCAGCAGCATCAGCAGCATAAGCAGCAGCAGCATAAGCAGCATAAGCAGCAGCAGCAGCAGCAGCATCAGCAGCATCATATCTTTTTTCTAAAAGTTCATCCCTGCTTATTTCGCCATTTTTGAATTTAACAATAGCCTCTAAACATTCGCGCACTCTTTTGTCTTCAGGATATTTATTTTCATAAATAGCAAGAACCGATAATGCCAATTCATAAGCTAATTGCTTTTTTTGATCTAATGTTAAATCACATTTTTTGATTAAAAACCAACCCTTATCCTTTAATTTAATTTCAGAATTAAGAATATCTAAAATGTTTATTTCTGATTTTTTCATGAATGAACATGAATTTAATTTTTCCAAATCATAACAACCGCAATTGTCAATCATGTATTGTTTTGTAAATTGCTTTTTCATTTTCATTCTTGTTTAGGGGTATTGTTAATTAATTTATTTTTTAACGTTTGAAATACGTTGTTCAATAAGAATTCCAGGAATGTTACGCGCTCCTTGTGCAATAGCGGCGTCAATCTTAACTTTGTCAAACGTATGGTACTCAAGTGGCAATGCCGCCATATCAACATTTTCTGTATCAAAGCCCCATTTTTTCATAACGTTTTTTGCAACCGGCATTACTGACGTTTTAAATTCTGCCTGCATAGTTGTATTTGCGATATCGCTTTGCGCTTGTTCTTCAACTGCTGCAACCTGTTCAGCGTTACGGTCCAATGCTGCTTGCTTGTCGGCATTCGCTTGTTGTTCCTGTTGCAATCTTAATTGGTCAGCCTGCAACTTGTTTGTTTTTTCAAGGTCTGCAAGTTTTTGCAATTCAGATTTGCGATTTGTGAATTTAATTTTTAATTCTTTTTGCATGGCTTCTGCCTGTGGCAAAAATTCCATATACGATTCCTGTTTAAGTTTGAAGTTATCGAAACCCAAAATTAAATTATCAATAGTATCAATTGTACTTGTTGCAATGGCATTGAGTACATTGCTTTCAAACTGTGCAATTAAATTTAAAATGTTCTGCTTGCGCGTAGCTTCATTTTTTGCATCCTGAATTTCTTTGTCTTTTTGCTTCTGAATTTCGGCGGCCAATGCAGCGGCTTTTTTTGCTTCTGCTTTTTGAAAGTTCACAATCTCTGTATTCTTATCAGAAACAAGTTGTAAAATTTCAGCAAGTGTATTTTTTTGAATTTGTAGCAATTCGTCTGTAACAGATTTTAGAGGCTCACCCATTGCCTTACGTTCTGTTTCAAACTTAGTCATAAATCGACTTGCATTTTTCAACAGTGTGTTTTGTGCCTCAACGTCTGCCTGACTTGTAACGGGTTTCAATGCACTTATACTTGCTACATGCGTTTCAAGTTCAGTAATCAATTCCGGCGCAAAGTCTTTACGAAATATAATTACTTCGTGACCTGCTGGCACAACAACTGTTTTACTATGCGGTTGCAATCTTGTTTCTTGATTCATTGTACGGTGCGTTGGTACGCTATCTAAGGCATCGTTAAGGTTGACGCCCGTAGTGTCGCTTGCGTTGCTCTGTGGCACTCCAAATACTGTTTCTTGTGTACGCGCTGGTACAGGGGAATTGTCCCATGGTGATTTTTTAGTACTCATTTTCTTTCTTGTTAAAAGTAAAATTGTGGAACATTTCGGCAACCGCATTTCCAAATTTTACTTTGGCGGTCAATTCTAAATTAGTAGTGCTATTTTGTATTCGAAAATACTTAGTTTATCACTCTATATAAAGTCTACTACGCTGTACCGCAAGTGTCTCATATCACTCATTGATAGCGGTTCCCGAAATGTTTTATGTGGAGTCGGCGGGTTCGAACCGCCTTTTTTATAAGGCGAATATTATCACCACATAACGCATTCCAATAATGCTACAACCCCAAGTTGTACGGATATACCGCCGTACCGGTGTTTCACCCCTGAAATGTTTTTAATTTCAAAATGGTCTTTGTCCCGCTGGAACTGTTGCAGATGGAGCGGGTGTTTGTTGTGCAAATGGAACAGCGCCCGCCGGTGCTGCTGTTTGTGCCTGTGGTGCTGGAGAACCTACCAACGCAACCCATTCGTCAGACGTTTTAATCTTAGCCTGTACAAACGGTTCAAGACGGTCAAATTCCGCTTGCTTAAATGGCAGATTGAAATTAAATAAAAACTCTTCTGTTTTTTGTACCGGTAAAGGGTCGCCGTCAGGAATAGGAGACAGATTTAAAATATCGTTGTATTCAGTACCTTTTGCAGATTTACGAACAGTAACGTTAATAAGGCATTGACACGTTAACAAGTGAACTAAATTAAATCTCTCTGCCTGTTCATCTGTGATTTTACCCCAAGCGCCCGCAAGCAACTTGCGTAAATTAGCTTTTGCATTCATGCTGTTCAAGTAATCTTGACCAACAATAAACGGTCTGCCTTCATCTTCAGGATTGGTTGTATTGCTAAGTTCAAAATACAAACGCACTGTTTTTCTACGGCTTTTTTTGCCTTCAAATTCGTGATCCACTGTACCGATTAATGCAACACCAATACATACACCTTTGTGATTGCCCGCCGGTGCAAGGGTGAAATTACCACCCATTTCAGAACCTACTTCTTCATTTGCATACTTACTACTCATAGTTATAGAGTTTTAGATTAAATTATTGTTTTACTTTCTTGTTTAAACTTTTCGATACAAACGTATATCAAAAATAATTGATATCAAAATAAAATGATATTATTTTTTTTGTTGCATGAATTATTTTTTTGCTACCTGTGGAAATGCAGGCGCGTCTTCTTCCAATGACTTTAAAAATACATCGGCTTTATCAATCATATTGGTAGTAACATAACCGTCTTTTAAATTCATGAATCGCGATAGCGAAGCGCTTTCAACGCCCATATTTACGGCTATATAATCCTGTCTCAAATGTGTACCTTTGAGTTCTTCAATTACTTTTTTTGCGCGATTTTCAAGTGCTTCGCGCTCTTTATCTTTAGTCGTTACAACTTTATTAATAGGAACAACTTTTTTAGGTTTTGGTTTTGCTTTTGCCATCGTTTGTAATTTAAGACTTTGAACGCCCTTTATAATTTCTACACAAACATATATCAAAAATAATTGATATCAAAATAAAATGATAAAATAAATAAAAAAATGCCTTGCTGGTCAGAACAAGGCATTTTTGACAAGGAAAAAATTACAAGAAAGGTTTTTATTGTATTATTGTGGATATGTTGGTAAGTCTGTGGATTACGATTTTTTCTTTGTTGGCAATTCAGGCCAAACAACTTTTTCGGGAAAGCCTTTTTGATTTGTAATATCTCTTAGCGCCTGTCTGTATGTTTGCGCAGCTATAGTATCGCCGGGGTAATCTCCAAGCTGTGTATAATCTGAAGCCGCAAGTAATTCATTTCGTTTATTGCGCACTTGATCTGCAAGGCTAATAACTTCTTCAGGTTTTTCATACGGCTTTTGTATTGCCTTTATAGTCCAAGCGCTTCGCGCAGGGTCAAAATAGCATCTTTCATTTTCGCCGGTCTTTGCTGGTGCAATATCTGTAGCATAGGCCGGAATATGAAACACACCCTTTTCAATCGGACATTCGAACGCACGCACAACGCCTGTGTATTGGCCTGTGGTTGGGTCATAGCCGTACACATTTTTATGCGTTGGTACATGCATAATATATACTGGCAATTCGTTTACCGGTGCTTCTTCAGGTGCTGCCACTTCTTCAGGCATTGTAACTTCTTCAGGCTTCCAATATAAAGGAATATCGTTTGCGACTTTTTCGCCTTCAATCATATTACCCTGAAGTATATTTTTAGTTCTCATAGATCAAAATTGTTTAATTAATATTTAATGCATGCAAGCAAAGCAACGTTTTTTGGTCGGGTTTCCGTACCGCCTGTACTACCTGTATTTATTGTGGCTGCTGCATCTGCTCCAGTGCCAGCGATAAACCCTGAATTATATGTGTTTTGATTCTGTTTACTTGGTGTCGTGTGGGTATGCGCTTCTAATTCGTCATCTTGATAAGACCCAAATACACGTGACGGGTCTACACCGCGCCCATTGTCCCAACCTCTAATGAACACACCGCGCAAGTCAGGTATATTAAATGTAGTAGTACCGTCACCAACTCCGTTAGCAACACCTATGTGCGCAAATAAACGTGCATAGGTAGTACGGCTAATTGCTGCGCCATTCGCTTCAATATATCCAGGAGGCGGGGTTGCTGCTGCAAAGAATTGCGGCGTTCCAGGTTCAACTTGGTTACGCTTACTAAGCACAATTAATTGCCATGTACTTGCATCGTATTTAATCATAATACAACTGTCACCATCGCGGAAATTTTCAACGTCACCAACAATAAGACCGTCAACTGAAGTCATCAAAGCCTTAAACGCTTGTAGCACGCCTGTGGTGTCATTGAAAGTAAAATAGAACCCTGAACCTAGACCAATGCTAGATAATGCAGGCACACGTACTGTAATGCTTGCACCGTTAGGAACAATACGAATAATCTTACCCACGGCGTCAGCTGGCACAGCGTAAGGGCTACCGCTATTGATCACTATTTGACCTTTACTAAAGTTTAAACCTTCAGACACTAATCGTGACGCATCAAGTGCATTTAATTTTGTCGTGTGCGTTCCTAGCGTTGTACCATAAGTAACAATAGTACTTTCAGCTGCATCTAAATGTGACTTTAAATAAAGCGTTCTATTCGCAAGGTTTTTAATACCCTTGTTTGAAATACCGGATTCCCCACCAATAACGGCGTCAGTAGTTTCTATCCTGTATACGCCGGCATCAAAGACGGCTGTTTCAGTTACATTTGCCATAATTTATTTTTAAAATAAAATAGTCCATTTACCATTCATTGTGATATCGTCAGCCTTGACGATTGCACTTCTAACTTTTCGCGAAAACAAATCGCCATTATGAGATATTAACCCAAATTCTGTAATTGACATACCCACTAAATCACTGTAGCCTAATGACCATTCAAAAGTAACAGCATTGTTAAGCGGGTAACTGATTGCATCGAATGGTATTTGCGTTGAACCTGTCAAAACCAAATCGTCTGCCGATGCTGGAGCAGTGCCAGTACCAAAGCCGATTGCATCAATGTAAGTGTTATTAGCGCTTGCACTGATTAGGTGCGCCATATTAAAACGCGCTTTGTCAACAATTAAATTTTTGTCTTCGTATTTTTCAATTACTTTTCCTGACTTATCTTTAATTGTCAATTCAAAAATCCCTTTCAATTCTTTTGTAAAGGAATCAGAAGCAATAGCACCTGAATTTTTTTTGTTATTATCCATATCAAATAATTAAATTATTTCCACTTTCTGTAATAATATCCTCACCGCCTTCAGTGATTATAGAGATACCCGAAGATAACACATTTATATAAAAGTTGCTATCGTCAGGGTTAAAAGAATCTTCAACAGCGGTTTCGTTAATGCTTATATCAAAGTCTTCGCGTTCCCCTGAATACGTCCATGACCCATCATGTACACCTTCACCATTGTATGTATGGTTTACATTAAATTCGTCTGAATCCCTTAAATTGGCGTTAATAATAAATTCGTCTTCTGTTTCATCAAAATAGTCAGAAACAGACACGACTAAAACAACGTCCAGCAACTTACAGCGTGCAGCTTTGTACTTGTTTACAACCTCTTTTATCAAATCTAATTGAGTAGAACTAAACCCTTTTTCTTCACCTAAGTCTAATAGATTTATTCTGAAGCTGGCCCAATTGCCCCCGCCGTGTGTTATGGTTCCATCATAAATAAATTCAGCATCGTATAGCGCACCGCTTGCGCCTTCCTGTATCTGAACGTCACGGAAACCAACAGATCGCAACGCCTCTTTTACAGACCATGGCGTACCACGATATTTTTTTAATTCGATTGCACGTTTAATAAGGCTTCGGCGTTGGTCTTCTGTGTCACAAAGCACCCATCCATTAAAGCCTAACATATCAAATTGCTTTGCAAGTACCGGCAATGCTTCAACAGGACACACGTCAATTAAATACATGCACATTGCTGACAAATCAATTGAGGCTAGACGCGCCTGTACCATTCTATCAAATACACTAATATTTTGTATTGAATTTACAGAACTTGCAAGTATGGTTGTTTTATCTTGCATACTTACCCAGCATTTGAATCAACAATTGAAACCGCAATAGAATCGGCATACGCAAATTCTGTACTATCAACAACTATATCTGTAAACGGCGTTGTTCCATCTGCTTCGAAAATTTCACAATCGTATACCTGTGTATCGTCATAACACACTATTTTTTTAAGTCGCGTAACTAAAACGTCACGGCCTAATTTCATTGATATAGTTTGTGTATACTCTGTTAATGCTGGTTCTACTACAGCTAATATATCGTCATTAACAGCACCAAACATTTTAGTAATTTTCACCACTAAATCATACCCTAATTTTGTAGGCGATTCCACAACTACAGTGTCGCATAGCGGCCTTACTTTTTCAGACGATAAAATTAATTCTACTTGGTTTAAAATTTCTATTGGTGTTGGGTCACCGCCTGCAACTAAAGGATAAACAACAACGGTACCCGGAACCGCTGGAGGGTTTGGTACCGCAACGTCTATAATCAAAGGGCTGGCAGACTTTGCAAAATAAATATAAGCATCAACCGGACCGGCTACACTAAACGCATTAGGCGCAAGCATTGCCCTGTCTCGTAACTGTTCGTCTGTTTCCTGATCACTTCCACTGTTTGTTGCTGTGGTATTGCTGGCACTAAGTAAAAACGGTTGAGGGTCTAAGATTACATTTACTGTATCGGCTACATATCCGTTACCAGCACTACCGGCGGTAACTGCCGTAAAGGTCGCACTAATCGTTTCAACATTCGCAGCAACATTTAAGTCTTCATTTAATTGAAAAACCTGGCTACCGTCAGAAGTCTGTACGCGCATATCTGCCGGCATTATAATAGGTCCATGAACAGGCGGGAACGTTAGTAAAATAGTTGTCTGTGCATACGATGCCGGTAAGCGTGTAACACCAACCAAAGACACTATATAATCAAGTATAGGCGCAACGCTATATGGTAACAACATCATTAACGCCGCACTATTTATACTACTTCTTAAATCTACTTCACGCGAAACAATCATGTTTACAATACGCATTTCGGGGTCGCCCTCATTCAGTACGCGTCCTGTATCGTTTTGATAAAATTCAATACATTCCTGTTTAATTAAAACGGGATCGTTAGAAACAAATACGGGATATTCTGCCATATATATAAGGGCTTGTTAGCTTTAAATTATTGTAAAGATGTTGGTATAATTGTAACTGAATCGCCAAACGTTGAAGTCCAATATACTGAAAATGTTGCTTGCGAAACGTCTAATTCAACAGTTATGTTTTTAACAATCGCGCGCGGCTCAAACTTTTCAATTGCAATTCCTATTTCACGTATCATGTTAGGTATAGCAATGTTTACGGGTTGATCGGTATAACTGTACATATCACAACCAAACAGCGGGTTATATGGGTCGGTGCCTGGCACTGTTGTGAGTATAGTATATATGCATTGATTAATAGAATCAATATCGGTCAATACTTGTCCCGGATTATTTAAATCCATGGCCCAATTTTTTGTCTTTAAATTAGCTACGTTCATGGTTTAAAGAATAAAGACATACGTGTAATTAAATTAACAAAGTTAGCCGCATTAGTAGGCGGTCCGGCGGTACTGCCTGAAACCGGCATAGTCATTAATACTATTTCTTCTACCAAATCATTTTGCAGCTTACCTAAATTTTCAGAACCTTTGTATACATTGAATCCAGCCGTACGGTTTATAATAAACTCAAACGTGCCATTCTTAAATTTATATTCATGCGCTTGCTTGTCATAAATAAATATAGATCCGTCTGCAAATTTTTTAACCCATTTATTAGCGCCGCTTTCTGTAGCCGGTTTATTTTTTGTAGAATAAATGCAACCAAGTATTACACCGTTTTCTAAATTACAATCCATTAAACAACTCACATGGTCGCCAACCTCTAGCGGGTCGTTTTCGCTATCTGCGGACGTGCGTGACGCTATCCAAGGCAACCAGTCACTAACTAGGTCGATATCGTCAAAGTGTACTGTAGCAAGCCCTTTTGAGGCTTCTACCTTATCAACAATACCAAACTTTATATTTGCCCCTGAACTCATACGCTAATATAATTATTTTACCACAGTAGTTGTGAATTTTGCCGGCTTTCTTTTTTTGGTTGACTTCTGTTTTTCTTTGATCACAAAACCAACTTTTTTTATTTCAACGTCTACGGTCCAGCCTCCCGACCTATCAACACTATGTTCGCTTTTCATGATGTGATACACACCCGAAAAAAGGCCTAAGCCTGTTAGTTCAAAATTATTGCCCGCGCATGTATACGGATTACCCTGTGCGCTAATACTGCCTTCTTGCTGTAAACTATTTGCACGATATAAAGCGGCCTGACCTTTTGCCTTTGCCTGCTGTTCGTTCTCTGCTTTTGTATGTACAGTTAATGTGTCAGCGCTCTTTATGTACGTAAAAGGCACACCGTCTTTATTTTTTACAGTTTCAACGTATGTTGATACTTGCGCAGTTTTTGGATTGTGATATTTTACTTCAATTTTTGAATATGTTTTTAATGTGTCGTCTGACAAATCATAATTCATAATATCCTTTTTATCTAAAGAAAATTTTGAATCAAGTTCTTCCAAATCATACATACTTAAAAACACAAGTTTTTTGCCACGTACAGAAAACAAATAACCATACTCTTTTGCAATACGATTTAAAAAATGCAAATCGGTTTCGTCATGCTGTGTTGTGCGCTCAATAACAATAGGCAATACAGTGCCTTGTACAGTTAAACCGTTCTTCTTTGCTATCGTCTGCGCAATCTGCAATAACGTTTTATTCGCATGCGCTGTACTTACCTTTGTGCGAACCTGTCCATTTAATCCAGCACCAATGCCGTTGATACTAACAGTGTCAGGCGGGCCGGACGCTTGTATTTTATCAATAGCAAATACGCCGCAATCCAAATAAACGTTATTCTTTCCAATGCTAACAGTAAGTTCCGCGCCCTTTTCAGGGTACCAACCATTTTTCCAAAGTCCGTCAACGTCTTCAACAACAATTTCAATCGAATCACTTGCGCCTTCGGTATTGTCAGTATACTTTAATGACGTAATATATTTTGTTATTTCTTCAGAAATATTTTTGCCATTATATAATACCTTGACTTGTATTGTATCAATCGTACCTATTGCGCCATTGCCTACTGTTTCCATGGTGGTAATAAATCTTTTTGCGTATCAACAATATCAACGATAGGAATGCGCAACACCGTGCCTGCAATCAATGGCGCATCTAATGGTATTTCAGGGTTTGCCATTTGTATATCCGGCGTATATTTAGGATCGCCGTATTCGATTACAGATATTGTGTCCCAACGTTCGCCCTGAAGTACTGTATGTGGTTTATAGTCCATATTACGCCGACTGTCTAAGTGTATATGTTTTTGTAAACGGCGCTGTTGCACCTCCTACATTATTTAAATTTGTCTGAAAATCTCTATTAGCCTGCATAGCGCTATCCATATCATTTGCATGCAATGCAGATTCCAATAACAACAAATCGTCTGCACTTCGCTTTGCTTTCTGCTTTAGGTTCTGTGCCTCTGTTACCAATCTGAATATATTAGCAACAAGTAATTGTGTTGAAGCTAATTTTTTTTGTATCTGCTGCGCATGCAGTAATGCCGCTTTTATTTTTTGTGCGCGCGTCATTGGATTGTTATTTGCGTCTTGTATATCCTTATCCATCTGCGCAGCCATTGCCGTTGTATCAACGTAATTAGATACCAATTGCCCTGACGTTGGTTGATTAACTGCAATAGCTGCAAATCGTGCGGGATCGTTTGAACTTATAGCCTTACCAAGATTTGCAATATTAAGATCACCAACATATTCAGTACAGGTAATATCTAAACTACTTTCAAATATGGTTCCATCGTCTAATGTTTGATCAATGCCCTCTGACACACTCACGATAACGAAGTAACCTAAAAACTCACCGGTACCTAATGTAACCGGTAATATATCTTTGTTAACCATGTGGACACGAAACCGTGAGGCTTCAGCTACAGGGTCAACAAACTTTTTATGTAGTTTTATTTGAAACTTTAATTTTACTAGATTGTCGCCGGTGCTTTGTATACGTGGCTTTGCATCAATCAAAGCATGTTCAACAAGCGCAATACCTTGATCGTTTGTAAATCCTGAAAACCCGTATGTATTTGACAATACGATATCGCCAATCTGTGCGTACATGCCTGCCATATTAATAATTAGAATTTAGTTCTATTATTTTTTTTACTTTCTCTATCAAACATACGCATAATTTCTGCGCTATGCTCTTTTAATAATTGCATGAATTCGTCTTTGTTAGCGCCAGCGCCAATATGTATTACAGGGTTATAATGAATTGTAACGCCGCCGCCTGCGCCTGACAATGAAGGCGCTTTGCCCCCTAATGCATTTGCAGCTGCACCGGCAACGTTAGACATAGCCCGCACAAGCGGTAAAGACTTGATACTACCGGCTATCGTTTCAACAATTTTTATTTTATGTAAATCCTTGAAAGGCCCTGTTTTAGCTGGAGAGAAAGGAAGTAAATCACGCATATTGCTGACAACCTTTTTCAACACATCAACGGGAAATGTAGCCATAGACCAAATACCTTTTGCTATCGACTTAATAATATTTACTCCGGCATTAAACATTTTGGGTCCAATAATACTAGATATCCAATCGCCTGCACGTGTAAATATTCCTTTTACACCATTCCATAGTTTATTAAAATACGGTCCAATAATATCCCAATGTTTGAAAATCAAATACCCTGGAACAAATACAGACAACATAAATTCTTTAATGAAATTAACGCCAATCCAAAACCACTTTTTAATACCTATCCATAAATTAGAAAAGAATTTTGTTATTGGTGTCCAATACGTTATTAGCAACGCAACAGCTACAACAGCAAGCGTTACAAACAAAATAAACGGATTCATTGCTAATACTATATTCAATATTTTCATTACAGCAATAAGCCCCTGAACCATACGCACCACGCCTGCAATAACAAGTACCGCAGAACCAAGCGCAATAAATGTTAAAACGAATTGCGCAAATTTTGGGTGCTTATCAATAAACACTTGTAACCACGAAGCAAGTTTATTCATAAGGTTTACGCCCTTTGTTAATACGGGCTCCATCACTTTACCCATACTTGCAAATATGTTTGTTACCGTACCTTGAAACGCTTCATATTGACTATTTAAACCTGACGTTTTAATTTTAATTTTATCTGTTAACGTTGCCTGTCCTGCCATTGCTGCCGACATAGCATTGAATCCTGCACTGCCTTTGTCTGCAAGTATATTCATGAAATTACTATCTGCACCATTTCCTAAAAACGAAGACGATATTAAATTTTTCTGTTCGGCAGTTAAATTTTTCATCTTGTCAAATTGTGCCATCATGTTTTCAAGACCTAAAAATTTACCGGTCTTCTTATCCATGAATTCCATTGTAAACCCAAACTCTTTAGACGCTGCATTTAATGCATTCATTTTAGAAGGATCTAACATAGCTTTGAATATGGACGTCATACCCGTACCTATAGTTTCACCTGACTGACCCGACTTAATTAGCATGGCGTCAACCGTAGCCATTGCCTTCGATGCCTCTAGCCCCTGTATACCCATTAACTTTAATGCACCGGTACTACGAGCGAATGCGTACTGCATTTCTTGCGCATCAACACCAACTTGTTTTGTTCGTGCAATGGTATCTAAAAATTGCATCATTTCGCTATCTGCAACGCCTGTTGCTTCCTTCATCTTTGCGGCGAACTTACCAGCCTCATCGTATGGCATGCGCAGCTGTATAGCAAGGAACGCGGCACTTTCACCAACCCCGGATAAAATATTTTCAGCATTTAGCCCCCCGTTAATCATAGCCGTGAACATAGCATGAAAATCGGAAGTTGTACCTGGCAATTGATTACCAAGCTGGACCGCTAAACTATTTATTTTTTCAAATTGCTTTTCATTAAAAATACCGCCGTCAGCTGTCATAGTAGACCGCAAGTCTAATGCGCCTTCCTGAAGGTCTGCAAAATCTTTTGTTGCCTTACCTAAAAATGCAAATCCTGTTGCACCGGCTCCAGCCAATCCAAGCCCTTGCGCAAACATCTTTTTACTATAATCTTGAAGGCCGTCTAATTCCTTTTTGCTCTTACCTACAGCGGCCTGAACCTCACGGCTCATTGCGTCATAGGCCGTCAACATTACAGCAACTTTTAAAAGATTGTTCATTTCAAAATAGGTTTATAACAACAGAGCCAACTAACTAGCTGGCTCCGGATTTTGTCTATTATATTCTTTTACTGCTTCATTGTACCAGTAACAACATTCATCAATAGTTCTTTCCAACCAATCAAACAAGGACGTATGAGTAAATTGCGATAAGAATACTAATTGTTGATCGCTAATTAAAAATTTGTACTAAACGCACCCTGAAGTTTTAAAACGTCTCTGCCGTCCATTTCGTCAAGGTCTTCCCATACAATTTTTTTACCATCAATCGTTGTTGTCATTGCAATCAATGCAAATATCATTTTATCAGTTTCACCGTCAGCGTTGCGGGTTGCTTCGCGTATGTGCTTACCTTTAAAGATACCGATTACAGCAACTTTACCGGAAGGCAACGTCAGCGTTTGTACTTCCTGTGGTTTTGCCGGTGTGGGAATTTCTTTTAATTCTGCACCTTCAACTTTTTTTTTGTTTTCTTCTTGTACTTGTTCCATATATTTTATGCAATTAATTACGCACCTAAATTTGCTCTGAACTTAGCAAATTGGTCTTCACCATTTACTTTAAAAATATTCGACATTACATCAACCTCAACAATTTCTTCGCCGTCAATTTCTTCTTTGATTGCGTAAACAGTCAACATTGTTTCAAGTTCAACATTGTCATGTTGTTTAAATGTTCCTGTAGGGAAATTCTTAAAAGCGCCTGTAATGAAAATAACAACCGGAACTTCAGACTTACGACCCTCAATTGCGTTCCACTGTTCAAGTGAACCGCGAACCTGTAATTGGTGATTCTTAAAAGGTCCCGCCGCTTTTTTCATGACTTCAGGATAAAGCGAATTCCATTTAATTTTCATTTCCATCTTGTCAATACCGGACGGAAATTCCATTGCACCATACATACCCATTGCTTTATGTTCAGTCATCTTGAACGTAATGGTTGGCGAAGAAACCTCTTCGGCTTTACCCAACAACGAAACGCCGTCAAGGTAAATATTTGCATTTGTAAGGCGATTGATATTTATTTTTTCAGCCATTATTGTAAAGCTTTATATTATGCTAATAATTGAGACAGTAAAGATATATCAACAAAAGAATTAAATGTAATTCTTTCCATTGGTGTAGGTGACATAAATTCAAGTGTGAATACAACGTGACCAGCTGCTAATTCAACGTCTGAATTTAATGAAGGGTCAAATGTACATGAACCGTCAATTAATGCACCACGCTGGATAAGGGTATTGATAAATGCGTTTACTGTACCGCGCACGCTGTCTATACCGCCTTTGTTTATTGGTTGATCAACAAAAGGCAACATTGCAATTTCAATGCTGTCTTCTAAAATATCTTTTGTTCTTTGAACACAGATAAAGTTAACTGCCTGCGTATCGGTTGGGAACATAGAACTTCTGTTACCCCAAGTATTTAAAGATGTGCCAAAGCTATTGAAATACGTTACGATGCCCGCTGCATTCAATTGCTGGTTCTCTGCTGTGCTATCTGTTAAGCTGCACGTAATAACCTGTTCGGGACCAACAACACCGGCAATAGGCTTGTTTGAAGGCGAAAACCAAAAGCCGTTTACATTGTCATTGTTTGCAATGATACCAGCCATTAACGCGCTAAACCATTCGTTAATAGTGTCGGTATTTGCTGCGCGCGGATCTGGACTGCCCTTTTTCCACAATGGGAATAAAAGCGCATCGCGACTGCTTGAAATGTTCCAACCGATTGTACCGGTTGTGCCGCGGCTTGTTAAGGCTGTAGCAACCTTTGTTCCGGCTGGCGCATCAAGTAAATCAATCGCACGATACTTGATCGCATACGTACGCATTTCAGTTGATACCGCAGGCACTTGACTGTAACCTGGAGCAATAATAATTTTCGGTTTGAAACCAAAAAGTGTAGGTATAAGATCAATCAATTTCATACCTGTACGAACACCTGAAGTGATTGTACCATTGATTTGCGCAGCGTTTACACTTGCACTATCAAGTTTTTTGTATGTAATTTTAATTGAACCGTCAGGAATAGAAGTTGTATTTAATACAACACCATTACCCCAAGCGTCAAGGCTGTAATCTGTGCCTTCAATATACGTTGTTACTCCAGCCGTATTAGTAACGGTAGGCCTTGCAGCACCAACAGGTGCAAACGCTGTTTTAAATTTATTACTTGCGACTGTCACGGCCTCTGCTGTAACAGCTGTCGTATTTGTTGGTTCATCAAAAGTATTGATAACAACAACAACGCCGGCGCCTTGCTTCAAAATAGAATCAAGTGCTTCAGGAATATTAAACCCCGGAACACGTGAACCAAATTGCGCAGCGTCTTTAGTAGACAAAACAATTGTTGGTGTTTGTGCGGGACCGGTTGGAGCAATACCCGTTAGAACTATGATTGAAGAAGGTACAACTTGAACAGAGCGATTGCCTGAAGTTACTGTGATTATTTCTACACCGTGTAAGAATGCCATGGCTATATATTTGCGTTAAAAACATTGTAATATAGCAAAGGCGTTTTACCTTAACAAAAAATAGTAATTGATATCAATTACAGTTGATACAAACAAAAAAGCCCCCAACTAAGGAGGCTTTTTATTATGGCGTGATTCACTTATTGAAATTTTATATACTCGACCTATTGCATAATCGAATACTACCGTTAACAGGTGTATTGCTATAAGTGCCATAAGTACTATTATATCCTGACTTAATTTGTCGGCATTGATTGAGATACAAGCAGGCCCAATATGATTTCTCATAACAAAAGTCAGATTCAATTGAAACATGATTTGCAATCACGTATTCAAAATTCAACGGCGCATGAATTGTTAATTCAACAGTTGATCGTGTGACTGAAGCAGGCGCAGCATAACAAAATACAATACCGATAAACGGCATAAATACAAGTAAAATAAATCTTTTCATAGTTGTAATTTTTTGTTTTAAATAAATATAGACCCAAGTATATACAATAAAAATGAAATAAAAAAATGCCACTAGGGAGTTAGTGACATTTTAATTAATCCGTTTAACTCTCAGTTTAAATTGACCTATGGCGTTTGGATTAATATTTTGTTCAATAGTGACAGCTACAGAACAATTGCAATGATTGCAAGTATTGCGGTTTCAACAACAACAATTTTTATAAGTATTTTATTTAACTTTTTAGCCTTTTCGCCTTTTCGTTTTTCTTCAGCTGTCAATGCGCGCGAATCTGTCAACGCCTGTTGTGTGGTAACGTTTTGTTCCTGGTCATTTTTTACCTGACCGGACAATTGATTATTTATAGAATCCTTTTCCGCAATACGTTCATTATTCAAAACATTCATTGAATCGCATCTATTACCTGACTCAATAAGCGCGTTGTATTCAATTACAGGAACGATCACAACTTGATTAAAGGAATCAACCCTAATAGAAGTAAGGTGCTTTATAGTGACCCGCTGCGCTTTGTACTCTTTTTCTAATTTTGCATACATGACAGCTGCAACAGAATCTTTTTTTTTATGAATAGAAATAAGGCTATCACTATGCTTTTTTAGTTTTGCAGTCTCAATACGTTTTAATGAATCAATGACAAATGATTTATCGGACGTTGTCTGTACTTTACTTTCGTGGTCTTCAGTACAACATTTTGGAACAATAAAAAAAGCAAGTACAGCGAAACACAGTACAGCCAATAAAGTATACATTTTTTGTCCGCTCATAATGGATTGTAGTTTATGGCATAAATTATAAATGAGATCAATAACACAGCAAATATGATTGTTAGAATAACAAATGTTTTCATTTCTTTTCGTATATTAAATTAAAACCTAAACCCCTAATACCTTTTGAAAGCAGAACCAGCAAAGGCACCAACCACCATGGTAAATCAAATGCTTTGATAAATAAATATGAAATTGCCATTTCAATACAAGCAAAACATAACCACTTTTTCCAGTGCCATTCGTCAGTAATAAAAACTAACATTGTAGACGAATAAATAAATTTCTCTTCATGTTCAGGCGTAAACAATCCGAAATAATACCAATAATATTTTGCCGGCTTTGTATTGCCGTTTTCGTCCAACTCCCATTTATTTTTCCACCTGTCAGTGCCTTTGCCTGGAATCTTAATATAATCCATACGACCATTACAAAGGCCCGCAAAGAACAACAAAGCAAGTATATTGATTGCTGTTAATATAAAATCAAAGTTTATCATTTTTAATTTGTGCGTATACAGACGGATTGTATACGACTTGTTTATTTTTCAGGTGTTGCTTCTGTTTTTGTGTCTTTAATTGTAATTTCTTGTTTTGATACCGTTGTATTTCCGGCTCTCAAATTTATAAGATCCTGAACAGTAATAACACTTAATAATAATAACGCTGTGACTGCATCAATCAAAAGGAATTCAACAGAGTTTGATTCATGTAAATGTTGATAATGAACATAAGAAGCCAATACAATAAACCAAAAAGCAGTCAATTTGCGAGCACTTGCTCCACTTGTTGTAGTATCAAAACTAGCTACGATATACTTAAATATTTTTTTCATAATTAAAACGCCTCATAATTTTTCATTTCATTAAATCTTTGGTAACATGTAACCATGATCTTCCATTTTTAATATCATAAATAGTTGACAAAGAAATATTGTTTGATTCCGATATTTGTTTAAAATTTCTAGTGTCATTATAAATAGAAATAACAATATTTTCTGTTAATTTACATTGAGAATTTTTAACACCTTTAGCCGTTCTTAATCCAGTTGTAATTGAATGCTTTTGATTTTCAGACCTTGTTGACCATTCAATATTTGATAACATATTGTTATTTTTTATGCCGTCTTTATGATTAACTTGCGGTTTATTTTTTGGATTTGGAATAAATGCCATAGCCATAAGTCTGTGAATAGTAAATTTTTTTATTTTTGCATTTATAACTAAATCTACATAAGAATAACCGCACTTAAAAATTTGGTTCTTCAAAATTCTAGAACCTTTTCGCGTTCTCTTTGGCAGGCTTTTTACTCTTCCTAAATTGCTAACTAAATAACTGTCTGAAATATGTGTTTCTAACCAAATCTCCATATAATGTTTTTTTTGACCAAACAAATATACGTAATTGGATTTAGTATATCAAATTTTCATTACCTATATATGGAATATATGTGGTCTTACCTTTTGATTTTATAGCAATCAAAATTTGTCTTCTATTATTTGATTTTTTTAAAGATACATGAACCCATGAAATTTTACCATTAATTGGAAATTCTGCAATTAACTGATCATAATCAAGTGTGTCTTTAATAAAATTAAAAATATCATTATTGTCTTTTTCAGAATCAATATCCACGGCTTCGCCTTTTTCGTGCTGACTTCCTTTAGCACCACCAATTGCAATGTTAAGTATGTAGCACCTGAAAAATGAACTAACGAACGCAGCCGGGAATTTATCTTTTACAAAATCAAAAACATTAATTACAAGATATGTAATAGCTGAAAGCTGCGCAGCGTTAGGCGTATTGTCAATACCCTTTCTTATGGCTGTTTGGCTTTTTGTTATTTCTGCAAGTGTTAAATATTTACCTATCTTCGTCATCGTCTTTATTTTTTTTATCGTGCTTCAAAATCTCTTTTAACACTGGATATTTTTTTTGGTATTTATCTGCTATCTTATGCGCATAATAACGATAGATAGAAGGTAAGAATGTACCTAATGCTAACGTAATACAAAGTGCAAATGTTGTTCCTATAAAGTGTACAACGCCCCACACATGCTTATCTACAGCGGCCATAAACCCAACAGCTAATATATTACCAATTACAGGGTCCCATTTAAATATGTTGAAATTTCCATCATAGGCATAATCAACAAGCGCATTAATTGACTTTGAAATTAACGTGAATAGTTTGTGAAGCATAATTTATTATTTTATAGGAATAACCAAAAATAATAAATTTTTTTAACATAAGATAAATAAATTGTAAACACAACTATTTCTTATTTAAGAACACCAACTATAAAACTTCTGTCATCGTTCCATAGTTCGGCAGGGCTAACGCTTTTTGTATTGTTAAACCAAAAACCCGCCTCTAATAATTGTTCTGCATTACCTTCAGAACAATTAACGGATTTGTTTTTGAATTTGGACGGGTTTGTTTCCAGGTCAATTTTTTTATTAAAAAGCTGACGAAAGAATTGTTTGATAATAGACCAAAAATCGTAATCAGTACCAAGCAACGATAATGCTTTTTTGTACATGATCTCTTTTTGTTCCTCTGTTAAATTATATCTCTTAACAGTCAATTTTGTAATATCTTTGTTTTCTGTCTTCGATGTTAAAGGTGTTTTTACAAATTTAATTTTTGCTTCATACACATACCAAACACCAAGTTCTTGATATAAAGTACCGCAGTGATTTGCTGGCACAATAGGACGTTTTAAAATCCAATTCCAAAAGTTTATACCAAAATAAACAATTGGAGACATCCACGTATTACTGTCTAAGATGTTAAAATTATTTCTCTGAAATAATTGATCACCATTTTGCAATTTTCTTTCTTCGCCGGTCATTGTATGTTTACGTTTTGAGTTGACATTATGAAAGGATAAATAAACATTTTAAAAGACATGGGTATACCATGAACATTTACAACAAAATTATCTACAAAAAATTGAACTTGCGTTATAAGTCCGGGCTTCAGTTCGCCGCCCTCGTCAAACGGATCGGGTTCGCGCTTACCAAAAACATTTGTATTGATATCGGAATAAAAATATTTATCCGTTCCCAAGTGATCTACAATTTCAGAATCTAAAATAAAATTATCACGACCAACAGGTTTTATAAAAACCTTATACAGCATTTCCGCATATTTTGCACTTGGATTGAATGTTGGGGTAAAAGCCCAAAGCATACGCAACGTATTGCCGTTATCGTCTATCCATTCAGCACCAAGGCATGCGCCTTGTGCATGCTCTTCATATATATTGTCACCAATACACTGGTAACGTTTTCCTATTGCTTGTATCATATTGCTATACCTGATTTAAAAGCCGTATATCTTATTAATTGTTTTAATTTTTGATCGGTAAATGCTTCGTGACAAACATGAAATTGATAGTTCGCTCCATTTATGTGAGCATCACCAGTGCCTGCAAAGCGTCCTAAATTATAGGTTCTTAATGTTGGCGCAAAAGTTAAATTTGTTAAAACACTATCTAATATTTTTCTGAAATTCAACCACATCTCAACTCGTGTTGGTGTTCTTCTAAATGCAACAACACACTTACTAGAATTAAAATTAGTATTAACAGAAGAAAGTATCTCACCCTCTGAAGCATTCCCAGCAATGAAAGATATTCTTCTACTTGAAGCGAATAATTGAACTCTATCAATTGAAACACTAGAATCGCCAATATTCAATACTTTAAAAAGACCCGAAATAAATTCATCTACACGAACAGCTTGAACGACTGTAATATTGTTAGCTTGTGCGAATTGAAGTGTGCTATATAGATTAGTAAAATTTGTTTGATTAAAATCTAAACACTTAAATCCAAACGAGTCTATATTAAATATTGGTTGTTTACTAACAAGTGATTGAACTAAATGATTATTTAAACCACTATTATCAGTCCAAGAACTTATAGCGTCACCAATATTATAACCCATCAAATCATTAGCCTCACAACTAAGAACAAAATTCGAACTTAGTTGCATTGGCGAATCAATTATAGAAGCCAGTACACCCCCATCACCAACCAGTATACTACTTGTATCGTTTATTAACACGCTCATATACTTAATCTATTTTATACCAACCTGCGCCAGATGACTTTATTTTAACAAATCCCAAAGGTGCAATAGCGTAATTTGTTGTTGTATCTACATTGTAACCCGTGAGCGTACACGTGTCTGAAGCACTTATATTTTTAAATGTTAATTCAACAAATTCATATAATGCAGGGTCTGGCAATGCAAAATTGAATGAACCGTTTACAAAAAAGAATCTTTCTGTATAACTGGTAACACTTGCAGTAGCTGTAACAAATGCGGCCTTAGTCTTATTGATTATATTTGACTTAGCTATTCGCATCGGTACAGTAGAAGTATTCATAAAATAAAAGTAATCTGAGTCTTCGTAATACATGCCTTGCTCTAACGCGTAAGATGTTAAGGAAGCGCCAGTGTATACACCCGTTACTTTATGCCAGTTAGTCGCATCACTCAATAACCCCTGCACAGTAGCATTGAATATTTTTAAGGAAACAATTTTTTCAATTGCTGAAGTATTACCAGCTGAATCACTTTCAACAACTCGACTGTCAGTACCTTTCCAGTTAGTAATAGGTTTTGTAAAATTTATCTCTGTAAAGTCTCCACCAAAGTCTAATCGTCCAGTTATAGTGTTTGTAAAGACCCTCCAAAAAGAACCAGCAAGATTGCGTATTCTAAATACAACAATATCGAAATTAGTTGTAGTACCAGCCTGTACTATGTTACCACCTGCATCAACAGTTAAACGATCAGTACCATTTGTTCGCAAAGCAAAACTCTGCGAATTGGTAGTACCTAAACGATAAGTACCTGCTGGTGCATCACCGTTTATTGTTGCCTTCGTTGCAAGCGTTGCAACATTCGCATTGATCTGCGCTTGCAACTTTCCAAACGCTGCTAATATACTATCTGCTGCAACAACAGCAGAAGCAGGCGAAGCAGAGAAACCAGTTAGCACAGTTGCAAGTATGTATGCTGCCGCCGCCGATATACTTAATTTTAAATCAACAGCAGTTTTTACCGCTTTTTGAGAAGGGTATTTTACGTCTGAATTTGCTGTGAAAGTTGGGTCTGTGTCTTTATTAGCTTGGAACTCAACGCCTATAACAGTTACGGGTGCAAATGAAATATTTGTTGTACCAACTACAACAATATCATTTGTACATTTCCATTGTGTATCTGCATTAACTGTACCGGCCTTTACCTCAACATAAGCAGAAGGAAATTCCAGGGCGCTATTCATATCTGAACGCCTCACCCATGCGCCCGCAGCGGGAACATATATACCATTTTCCGTTGCTGCTGTCTGACTCTTTACTAGTACGCTTGCGGGTGTTGTCACACCGTCAATTGTCTGTATACCGGACAGCGTTATGTTTCCTGTCGTTGCTGCATCTACAGGGCTTTTATATTGTAAGCCTTCTAATTTTGCGTCCGTATATGCATTTGCTGACGTCAATACTATTGCATCTTTTCCATCTGCATAATCTTTTGCAGCCTGCAATTGTATTACATCTTGATCGTCCGTATATTCGTTTGACGATTCAATAGCTTCGTCTTTTGCATTGGCTATAGCTTCGGCCTGTAGTATAGATACCGAATTTATTTTTTCAATTAAATTTGTGCGCCATGTAGCACCACCCTGAACAACGGGAACCTGTGCGGTTTCGTCTAATTCGGATTGATCAATTGGGTTTAATTCACTAATTTTTATTTGACCGCCTGACATAAATTAATTATTTGGGGGTGTAAAATCTATAGGTGGTAAATCAATACCAACCGTCACAGTTATATTGTCAGAAGTATTAATTTGGTTTAATATAACATCTGCTTCATTGCTGTCAGACTGCAAATCTAGTGACTTAGACGAATACACTTGTCTATACAGCCATTCGCCGCGGTCGTCATATTTAATCAAACCTTCTTCTGTAAGATACAACATTGCTTGGAAAACATCACGATTAGGACGTTGACCAATTAATAAATTTTTTGTTGCAAGCATTAATGAATAACAACCGACCGAACCGCGCCGGGTCTTAGATCTAAAAATAATTTCAAAATCAACCTTGCCTTCTTGAACGCCGGCACCTGTTGACTTTGGAAAATCAAAAGCCCCGCCATTATAGCATACCCAAACTTGCGATTTTGTTAAAACAGTTTTCATATCGCTATCGCTTTCAGGCATAGGCATGACAAGCACGTTACCGCCTGTTGTCATAGGCTGCAATAGGCCAATTATAGCGTCTTCAGCAAGTTCATAGTTCATTCTACAGGCTCTATTACTAAATGATAAATTTTACCGTCCCATGTAGCCGTACCGCGCAAGCACGCGTATTCTATTGACGGATAATCTAAGCCGGTTGCCGGATCTGTTCCATTCTCACGAATAAAAACAAATTCAGTTTCATTACCGCGTGTCGCTTCGTAAAGTCCGGGTAAATCACCTTTTCGCCAATCAATAGAATACAGGTTAGGCGAAAAATCGGCTCCACCTAACCTGTATGTTTTTGTTGGGTCATTGAATAAACAAAGCGCTTCTAAAGCGTCACCACCACCCGAAGGCGTCCATCTAACAGTATAGCCGAACACTTGGTTAATGGTGTTGTGTAAAACGCTTTGCATTTTGTCAAACACATTACCCATAATAGTAAGTTTTTACTACTCAATCAATTTTGCAACACCTGTTGTTGCTGCCGCATCTGCTGCATCTGCTGCCCAGGCAACAAGCGTGTTACCGGAAGAAGTAGTTGTTAATTTTTTTGTCGTGTTGTTCCAATACAACGCCGCGCCTACTGTCCAAGCCTCTGTTGTTGTTTTGTCAATACCCCAAACGCCGGCAAAAGCATGCGCAACTTTTTGCGTAGTGTCCGTTTCGCTTCTAAGTGGAATACCTAATTTAGTACCATATAGTACCGGTGTTCCTGAAACAACCGCCGCACCAATTGGGATTTCCAAACCGTAGCGACCATCTTGAATATAATTTTGTGCCATGATAATAAAATTTAAATAAACGTTTTTAATTTATTAAAAAAATTGGGTTGCGCTATTAGTACAACCCAATTTTTTATTTTTTACAATTTTAACTTTTTACAATTACGCTCCAGCGTTACGTACTGCGCCTCTATAGCCAACAGCACCAACACCCCAATCGTGGCGCACTTTCCAGGTAATACCGTCTTGTGTAAAGCCTTCTTCAGAATCTAAGAACGGCGTTTCATTTCCGTCTAAGAATACGACTTCAATCACAGGTTCAACACTTGGGTCTGCAAAAGAATACCAAGGTGTACCACTTAAACGAGGCGTACCAATAATTTCTTTGTACGTACCACGTGATGTGTTAGGTACTTGGAACTTATTAGACTCCATGCTGTATTGTGAATCATTCGCAAGGTTCGCAGCTTCTTCTAAATCCACAGGTCCCAACCATAAAGCCGGTGTAAGGTTTAGATAATCGTTTGAATCTTGATCTTTGATTTTTTTCATTTGAACCTTAACGGCACCAAGTGACGCAACCGAAGGCGCTGCTGCTGTTCCGGCAATGTTTCCGTGGTCTGCATGGAATAACGTTTTACCGTCAACCATAAGCGGACCTAAGCCAGCATTCAAACCAAGAACACGGAATACATCATTTTCAATTGAACGAGCCGCGGCACGTCCTAATTGCTGTGCAAATTTCGTGATACCGCCCAAGTCATCATTGATAATCATTTGACGTGATACGTTAATCAAGTTACCTTTTGTATCGGCTTTGATTTTTTCGTAAGACGCGTCATTTAATTTCTTGGTTTTATATTCGCCGTTTTCGCCGATTTTATCCAAGTCGCCAATAGAACCCATTCTCAAACGGCTCCATTCTCTAAAGTCGGAAACCGAACCAACTGCACAAAAACGTCTCCAAACGTCAGCCGCATTTTCATAAGAGGCCAATAAAATACGTCTGTTCGTACCTTGTAACAATACCGGAAAGTCTGAACCACTTGACGTGATAGCAGAACGTACAAGTTCCATTTTGTCCATACCGCGGTGCTTCACTCCGATATTGTCCAAACACATACGTGCAAGGTCTAATAAAGAATCGCCGCGATACTCGTTACCGGCTGTCGCTTGGTCAGCTGTAATAATTTTGTCAGACAACGCACGGCTACCCATTGCACGTAGCACAATACCGGCTGTCATTGCCTCACGTCTTTTCTCAATTGCTTCTGTACCTACTCGTACATTGCTTGACCCGCTATTAGGGTCGCCGGCTTCAAATTTTTTCATGATTTTTTCACGAACCTGATCAACAGATTCAGACGATGCAACATAAGTTTCAACTTCCGTTTGTGGTAAACCAGCTAAACGGCACATTTGCATAATTGCAAGGCTTCTATTTTTAGAACCTTCTGCGGCTGCGCGTGTAGCGTCTTCAGAAGCAGGCGCTGCCGTGCCGTCACCGGCTGGCTTTTCAGCTTGTTCAGCCGCTTGTGCATCTTCCAAATCTTTTTTCGCTTTATCGTCAGCGGCTTTTTTATCGGCTGCTTCTTTTGCTGCCTTTTCTTCTGGAGTCATTACTGATCTATTTAATTGTGAAATTTTTACATTTTTAGGCTGCTCATTTGGAGAGCGAACACCGCTGTTTATATCGGCGGGTTTTGATACATTACTAATCTCTGACGGTTCCCAATCAATCGCCTTCAGCGTTCTAATTGAATCTCCAGGTAATGTAATTTCTTGATATTCGTAAACATTGTAACCAACACTTACTTTTGTTTTGATACCGTCAACAACATCGTTCCAAATTTCGTCAGCATCTTTATTTTTTGAATAACGCAAAGTTGCAACACCAACACCATTTTCAATACGGGCGCTTTCAACAACACCAACCTGTTCGTATCTATCGTGGTGATCTAACACCGGAGCGCCTGCATTTATGCGATCCATGCGCACGTGTCCGTCTTCAAAAGATAACACTTCTAAATAAGAACCTAATTCCCAATCGTACATTTGAACCGGCGTTGACGTACCAAAAGTAACATCTACGGTCCGGCGTTCTAAATTAATAGAATTTTTATTTACAGATGCACGCGTATGCAACGTAGAAACCTTTATAGTATCTGCGTTGCGGCGTAAGGACTTATTAACTTTGATTGTGTTTGACATTTATCAAAAATTATTATTCAATAATAAAACTATTTTATAAAATTAACAATTAATATCAATTGATATCAATTAACTTTCAGTTACGGGCGCTGCTGCATCCGGTGCCGGTGGTGTTGCACTGCCTGTTAACATTAGGCTTGCATGATTTGGTACAGGTCGTGCAACATCAAAACGCGGATCGCATGCCAACATCATTTTAAACTTATCAAATAATTCTTGATCTTTTGAAAGTTCAAAAATTAAGTCTTCAGGATTCCATCCCAATGATGAAACCGCTTCGGACCATGATGTAAAACCGTTTCGAACTTCTTCACTAAGCCCTTTTATTTCTTTCACCGGATCAACCTGTTGTTTTTTCGGTGGTGTCCAGCTTACCGTTACGCCTTCAGCATTACGACCAATTTTACCCGCAAGTATAGCGCCATCAACAAACCATTTCCACAACTTGTTGCATACAGGAATCATTACATTGTTTTGCAAATTTTCAATTCGTAATGACTCTGTAATTTGTCCCGCTTTAAAAGATGTATAATTTACATTTGATAAATCACCGGTCAAAGACTCGTATGTTAAATTAAATGAAGCCGCACCTTTACGCAATACGTTTTTAGAGTATTCGCCATAACCTTCAGTTCCGGGCGGTGACGCAAAAGATATTGTTTTTCCAGGCGGCAACTCTTCAATCATTCCAGGTTGCACGCGTTCGGATAGCGTACCGTCTTCTTCTTCGTCAATATCAACACCCGCGGCGGCATTAGCCAAACTTTCTGTATTGTCATGAACGAATACAGAAAAACAAGCTGCAATTTTTTGACGCATTAATTGTGCGTCTTCGTAATCGTCAAAATCACGAAATGCATTCATGCCGCTTGTACCGTCAGGCGTTCCGCGTAATTGTCCAGGTCGCATTACTTCGTACACCTGTATAATATCGTCAATAGGTATACGTTGCGACTGTGGCATTTTTATAAAGAATCCAAGCGTTTCATTTGGGTGTCTATCATAAACCCAATACGCAACCTTCTTTCCGCGTGAATCAAATTCAATGCCTTGCACAATATAGTTGCCTTCAGAGGTGCTAATACTTTTTAAGTGGTCTAATAAATCACCCTCAACCAATTGATATTGTATAGGCAACAATGAACCTTTAGCAACGCGGCGTCTACGTATAAGTACTTCACCGCTTTCAGTCTTTGCGCGCGCAATCAGTCTTTGCAATCCGTAAAAAGTTAAATTGCCGTCAAAGTCGCATTCTGTTGTTTCAGAAAATTGCTTCCACAATTTTAAAATTCTTTTCTTTTCGGCTTTACCGATACTGTCTTCATCAATACGCGGACGTATACCGCTGCCGACAACTTTATTTGCGATCACCTCTATTGCCTTGGACCAATACGCATTGTTGCGCGTTAGCTCACGGCTGCGATCACGAAGCGTTGTCAACGCTGTTTGTATTTCTGTGTTTGCTGAAGTAGATTTTGCATTCCAATTTTTATTGCGTGGTGCCTTACTTGCACCTTCGTAATTACGAATTAAATTCATTTGGAAACGTGCGCGCGCTCTGTCAAGTCCAGCGGACGGACTAAAAAAAGAAACTGCACGATCAATAAAATTTAATGTTGGTTTGTTCTTATTCATATTAGAATCCCTTAGTAAAATTTCCAATTCGTCTGCGTCTGTTCTTTACCTCTGCATTCAATCCTAAATCGGTTGCCATTTCTTCCAACAAACGTTGCATATCGTCAAGACTTCTATATTCAATTCGCTTGTCGGCATACTCAACACGCAACGCACCAAGCGCAATTGCTTCTTTCAATGCGTCATAGTGTGCTTGTGTCCACTTTGGTTGTGCCATAATATTTTTGATTTATGCAACAATTTATAGAATATAATTCGTTTTTTTACCTTATTTATTCCAAAAATCGTCATTTCTTTTAACTTTTTTCTTTTTTGGTGTTGGTGTTGTAGCTAATTCAGCCTTGCGAATTGTTGATTTAGATAGCGCAATTCTTAATGAATTCCATTGCGATGCCGTCAATCTATCCATACCAATTACACACGCAGCACCACGCGCATACGCCCGACAATCTAAAGGTTCATTTCGACCATACACATTTTCCCATACATACGTATTATAACCGTTCACAACCTTTAGTGTCAATGCCTCTGCCGTCAGACCCTTAAAATATTCAACATCGTATTCAGGAAAATGCATATATCCAGGCGGCGTGCCTTCAATTTTTTCCTGACGCAACCAACCATAAATTTCAGACTTGATAACAGATACACCCAAGTACCACAATTTTATTGTACCGGTTTGTTTACCGCTTTTTGTTTTAACATCAATAGTGCTAGGTCGGCGTACAACTGTTTGTTGTTTACCGTCCCCCTTAATTGGAATAACTCTATTTGGGTCAAAGCGTCTACAGAATGTATATACATGTGTTGTATTGAAACCTGTATCAATAGCTGTCATACGTATAGGCACGCCCGTACCGTCAACCTTATAATACACCTTATCAATTTGCGCAGCTAATTTATTCCATACGTCTGCGCCTGCTGTATCGCCATACAAAACAACATATTCAATACTATAACTTTCTTTACCCTCACACCAACCAACAACTTCCATTTCTAAACGATCACCCTGTACATCGACTCCCATTGTAATAAATACAACATCTTTTGGAACCGAAGCAATGGCGTACGTTTCGCGTCTGTTGTATAAATTTTCCCATGGCGGCGTGTCTGTTTTTTCTGCAAAACTTCTACCAAGAACCGTATTCCAAAATGTACGAAGCAAGACAACATTGTCTTTTACTTTTTCATATTCTTCTGTGATCTGCGACCACGACATACCCAAACCTAAAGGGCTATACAAACCATTGATAACAAAACCAATTTTTATTTTACTTGATTTTTGCGGTACAGTTGCTATCCATTCCGCAGTACCACCATATCCAAGTTCAGGTAAAAATTTTGCTTTATATCTTTCATCAACTTCAGCACCACAATGTATACATTCATATTTTGTGCTATCATAATCACCAACAGTATACCGCAGCTGTTCAAATTCTAAAGGCTGCTTCGGACCCTCACAACACGGCAACTGTACGTGGTACTTCTGCTGGTCGGTATCTTCAACCAACCTTTCAATAAACGAAACACCTTTTATTGTTGGTGTACTGATACCAATAACTTTTCTATTGCTAAATGTAATTGTACGTTTCTTTGCAAGTTCCCAAGGGCTACCTTCGCCGTCAACATCAATTGGATATCGGTCAATTTCATCACCAAATAAAACGCGTATAGGACGCGAAGACAATTCAGCTGCACTGTTAGCACCTGTAAAAATAGACACCCCGCCGGGGAAACTTTTTTCTAAAACTGTATTGTTTGCGTCACGCTCACGCGCCGGCTTTATCTTAGTATTTAAATTTGGACACGCATCAATCATTGGCGTAACACGCTGCTTGCTAAATGACTTTGCCATGTTCACTGTAGGCATAATATACATAGCTGGACACGGTGCAATATCCATAAACGTTGCAAGCACGTTCAACATAAATTCAGTGAACCCTTGTTGCGATGCTTTTATACAATATATTTCAGAATATGTACTTGTTGGGCTTGCGCAATCCATAGGTTTACGCAAATATGGTGTACGCTCTGTGCGCCATTTGCCGTGCTCTGCTGACGCTTCAGAAGAAAGATATCTATGCGTGTCAGCCCATTCACTCACAGTTAATAGCGGCGTTGGCATCAACCCACGTTGAAACGCTTCTATCAATTCGTAATCTATTCCATCCCCTCCAACCGTTACGTCTGAATAAACCATTTATTTGCGTTTTGCTTTTGGCGGTGTAATTGCTGTATTTTTTTTCTTGAATTTTTTTTGTCCAGGTACAGCCTTTTTTGCTGCTTCCTTTTTTCGCATTGCGTCTATCCAATCGCGATCTGTATAATACATTTGCATATTTACGATTCTTTAAATTCTGCCAATTCTTTCAACGCCTTATTCAATTCAACAGTTAAAATTAATTCCGCTTCATTGCGGGTGTCAGCTGCACGGATTTGATCAATGATACGTTGCGGTATACTCATAATCTTATCACGTATCTGTATGCCAAATTGAAACAATGTTTTTTCCTGTTTTTGCTTGTCAACTAATTTACCCTGCTTTTCTAACATGTTCATTTCAGCAATTCGAGCGTTCGCCGATTTTGTCCGGCGTTCACTCTCTAAAATTTCAAGTTTACCAACGTCCATTTCTGTCGGTTCCTTTGCTGGCATATCTCTGACCTTTTGTTTTTTGGTGTCGGGTTCCGGCTGGTCCGTTTCGTCTTCTTCCGTTTCAAGGTCAGGTGTCGCCGCCTTAGTGCTTTTTGAAAATCGTATACGTTCGCTATGGCTGACAGATCCGGTTTTTTGCTTGCTTGGTTTCGGTGCCGTCAGTATTCGCGGTTTCGGATTTTTACGACCGTCAACCTTTTCCGGTTCCGGCTGTTCAGGGTTTTCAGTTGCGGGATATCCCAAGGCAATACGGCTGGTTTCATCAAAAACGACAGTCACATTATAAATTTGATACGCAGATTTTGCCAATTCATAAAATAACCGCGGCGAACCATTGGGTGTTGTTGTGCGCGCCTCCAGCGGTATTTTTAATGTGTCTAAATAATACTTCTTTATCGCTGTGTCAGAAACCCCCGCACGTCTCGCAAACTCTTTTATCGAAACAACTTCGTAATTATCAGGCATATATAAAACATTTGCTGTTTATGGTTTGCAAACTTGCAACAATATAACGAAAAACGCAAAGTAAAATGCAAACAGTATGTAAACTCAAACGCAAACGTTCAAAAGGCCTCCCAAAATCGCTTTTTCGGGCTTGACAGCAACCGCATGGCTTTCAGGCTGTTACAGAACCTATATAGGGGGGAGGGGGTGGCACATACTACTGTTTCTAAGGAAGATAAATGTATCATAACTGTATGATTATCAATGTTTTATTTAATAATAATTACGGTGTGATAATATATTATATATCAATTATAAATGATATCAATTATTAGTATACTTTAGTCCCTCTGTAATCTCATGTAATAGGCGTTCAGGGTAGTACCATGCCACTATATTGTTAATATGTTGCTCTATATCACCACTAAATATACTGTAGAATACAGACTTACTGTTTAGCTTAGATATTGGTAGCCTAGGTTTACCCCACTCAAAACCACCACTACCATACGTACCACGTGCCATGATAGGCGCACCACTTGCACCACCTTGGAACAGCTGAAATGCAGACGCCAAATGTTGTTTTTGACCCTTGATTATTTCGACCGTTACACCCAGGTTACCGCGCTTTACTTTAGTGGATCTACCTTTTTGGGTCTTTACTAAGCTGGAGTACTTACCACCTATGATACGATCACTGACAAATGACGGGTTGAACTTAGATAGCGATAACGGTAGTATATTGGCCTTAATAACGCCTGTTAACGTGTCTTCGCTACTGTTCTTTACTATTTTATTGTCTTTATCGTTCAAATCACGTAAAGCGATGTTATACACGCTTCGAATTTCGCGGTTAACCTCTGTGTTTGCTTTGGCTAATGACCGATTTATAGCGCGGTTAATGGCTTTTTTTGCCATTGGTGGGTACAATGCCTGTAATTTACTTTCAAGTTCCTTAGCGGCTAAATCTGTACGTATTTCGATGAAAGGGGAATTACTCATAAATATGATGGATGTGAATATTTTAACCAAGATATAATTTTTTGCTTAAAAACATCAAAATCATTGACTACGAATACTTCGTAACCTGCAATTTCCAACTTTGAATGTATTTTAATTTGATTTTCAGACAATTTGCCCTTTTCTGCCTTCATTTCAATAAAAAGCCCGTGACATTTGCCATTTACGCTTTCAGGATTAGAAATTGGAACACACAACAACATATCCGGTATTCCAGGCACCACGCCTATTGCCTTGAATTTTGACCCCTCACGCATGGACCGGTTACCCCCGTTTGGGATATGGAACAGAAGCCCCCGCAATGCCGGAAATGAATTGTGAAACCATTGATAACATTGCGCCTGTAATTGTTCTTCAGATTGATTGTTGTTAGCTATAGCCATGGGAATAGATTTGATTAAGTAATTAAGTGGGTTAAAATAAATAGGATAATATATAGAATTAAGAATTACCACAATTATTTGGCACAACAAGGTTAATATTAATTATCCCTTTTCAGAAATATTATATAAAATTTCTATTTTCTTGGAATAAATATCAAAACAGTTGTGCCAGAAATTTGGTGCCAAAATTAAAGTTCGGACCATGTACCGGCTTTGTGACAATGCCTAACAACAATCAATCATTGACCACATAGGAAAAATCATATTAATACCGGCCTAATGCCTTGTTAATATCGACTGTTCCCATACGTTCGTTTTTGCCTGCTCTCCCTTTTGGTATTTGCCTGTTTTCTTCAAACATGGTTAACGTCTCAACAAATCCGGCTTGTTCTATTGCTCTATTTTTCTTGGTGCTGGAGCAGCTGGAATCAAATTTATTTTTATTGTATTCTGCAACAATTTCAGGCGTCATGTACTTATTTAACTCATACCAATGATCAATAACATACTGAAGTGCTGCCGACCTGTCAAATAAGTAAAGCCGGCTTTTTTGGTCCTTATCGCTTTCATTGTATTTAATTTCCTGTTTTCCGGGCATTATTAACTTTGATACATCAGGTGCAGCGGTCGGGTTTATTACCCAATATCCACGCTGTTTGCGCTTATTGATTTTTTTTGCAGATTCTTGGAATCTTGCAATTTTTATAATCTTTAAAACAAACCGCCTTTCTATGTTTTCAGGCAACAATTCAACTAAATCGGACCTCGTAATGAAATAAGATTGTTCATTTTTTTCAGACGGATTATAGAAAGAAAGTAGCTTTGCAGCCAATTTTATTAACTCGTTATCGTTCATGGTGGCAAAATTTAGTGTTAAAAACGGGAACAGTTCCCAAAAAACCTGTCCCCGTTCCCATAAATATAGTCAAATATTGGAACCGTTCCAATATTTTAGACTATTTTTTCGCCACCTTCTACGAATTTATAGCCAACATATCGCTCTGTGAAGCCTGCGCAATGTAGAATTTTTTCAATTTTGGAATTTGAAACTTTTATAAATTCAGGATTTTTCAAATATTCATTCAATATATCGTCAGGCATATATTGATTATAAAACCACCAATTTTTGATTACATAATCAAAAGCGCTGTCCATTGATCTGAAGGTTATAATTTCAAGATTTTCGTTTTTGTCAAATTCAGGTAAATTCATTTCTGAAGCGTCAAAATCACCATTTGATTTTACCACCCAATAACCGCGGACAGTTTTATTGTCTACTTTACTGAATGATTCTATAAATTCCGCTAAAAAAAGAAATGTAGAAAATTTGTTTTTGAAAAGTTCTTCATACTTTTTAGGTGAAAGAAACCTTTCAGATAATTGATTATAAAATTCGTCTTTTGTCAAGAATATTGCGCCAGGTTCATTACGGCTTGGCGTATACATACTTCTTAATGCAGAAACTGAACTTTTAACAAATTGAGAGTCTGTTTTTTTTTCAAAAGCAGCATTGATTTCTTCAATATTGCCATGCCTTGGTTTTCTTTTCATAATTATTTGTGTTTAGTATTTGTGTTTACAATTATAATACACAAATGTGTGACACGCAAATAATACACAAAGATAATTTGTAAGTTGTTGATATTCAGTTAAAATATTTTTGTACACAAAAAAGCCCTGACGACTGCCGGGGCTTTAAAAGATGAAATTGTATTTTACCAAGGCAATGCCTTGTGCAGCATATCCCGTATTTGTGTTTTATAGAAATATCTGCCGTCTGAAAACCATTTGCCATTAACACTAAAATACATTTTGTGCGGATAATAGTTGTAGATATAACTAAGGCCGTGAACGGTATCAACACGCACGTATACATGTGGGTAGTCAATATCGTAACCGATAGGTGTACGCGTTGTGTCTTGGGCATTTGAGGTGACAGAGCCTACAATGATTAGGATTAAAAGAATTAGTTTTTTCATGATTAAAATTAGGGGGTTAGGTAATAATTAAAGTCGGGTACTAGGAAATGAGCGTAACCGTTCCCCGACTTCTAAATGATTTATTTAATTTGAGTTAATGAGGTGTGAAAAACTTTATATTTCCCTTTCAATTCCATAAACTCACGATATTTAGGTATGAATTCAGCAGTTCCACGACAATCACGTTTCAAACCTTCAGCAAAATAAGGTTCTGTAAATTCGCCTTTCTCGAAAAATTTGTAAGCCCAATTAAATGCATGACCTTTATTATTGCCATATACATGACATTCCAAGTCCTGCGTTTTATTTTTCTTTGTGCCTTTAAGTTTTAAAATGTAAGTTTTCATTTGATTTAGAAGTTTATCTATGCTTTGTTGCTTTCGACCTTACAAACATATATCAATTTAAAATGATATCAAAATAAAATGATATAAAATATTTTTAAAAGATTGTAACTTATTGATTATCAGGAAGAAAATTTTAAAATAAACTTGTCTGAACATTGTCGTAATCAGTTTGCATATTAGACCAAATTGTTTCTGTTCCTTTTTTAATAGATCCGCGTTGTTGAATTATTGGTTTAAAATTTAACCAATTTGCTTTTATATTTTCACAAACAATTATTTGTCCAGGACGTGAAACACACCAATTAGCAAGTTTTTTATAATCTATTTTTTTATTACTAAAGGCGTATGCTTCGCCACCAAATTGATAAGGCGGATCTATGAACCACGTAGCTGTTTGATTAGGTATATTTTCATATTCTCCTAACTCTATTTTCCAATGACGTATCTTATGTAAATTTTCAGAGATTCTTTTTAAAGTGAAATTTACATGGTTTGGACGATCTATTGTTTTTCTTTTTGTTGGAATTGTGCGGGGTTTGCTATCGCCGCAACCATGTACAAAACTTGTAAAATTCATTTGAGCTGTGCAGTCGAATTTATGAGTATCAAAACGTTCACCAAACTTAAATCGTGGCGTTTCCAATACATCTTTAACGGAGCATTCTTGTAAATATTTCCATATATCAACAATTACATCGTATTTATCTACCAACAAAACATTCCTGTCGAAATACTTTAATGCATATCGTGCAGTGCCAGCAAATGGTTCAATAATTAAATCATGTTTTTGCTTTGGGTACAAATCAATAATATTTGTTTTAGCCCCGTAGTAACTCCACATTTATCTACAATGTTTAAAATAAATAGCTACGCACAGAATTAATATTATACCTATAAGGGCAATCCAGCGATCAATAAAATTTTTTATTTTCATAGTTAAGATGCGGTTACATTGCAGGCTTCGTCTAAATTTTGAGCCTTTAACAAATCGTTAAAGTGTTCATCTGTACAATTGAGTAGAAACATATCAATTTTTTGGCACTCACACCAATACTTCCAACTCTTATGTTCTCTTACTTGGTCGAATATATCCAATGCTTTGTACCGTCTTCTTCCGGCAATAATTGCAGTTGTTATGTTTGGCAATTTTTCCATTATTTTCCAGGAATTAAAATTGTGTCAATAACGTTACCGTTTGGCTTGTCATAAACTAGCATTGTATCTGAAGGCGTGCGTTCATCCAATACCGTTTTAACGCCTTGCTTGTACCCTATGTTATAGGCACTGACAATGCCCGCTTCATACTTTTCAGGGCTACTATAAACAGATAGCAGATAGTATATAGCGCAAAGTAGCATAAGTATTGATAGTGTAGACACTTCTACTTTTGACTTCCATACAACGCGTGCAGCTATACACGTGAATTGATAGAACGTTACGATAATTTGCCATACGGTGCGGGCTGCGATTTTGATTTTTTTCATGGTTGGTTATAGTTTAGAAATTTCCTGTTTCATTATTGTAATTAATACGATCAATTTCGGCAGCAAGTAACGCGCCTGCAATTGCCAAACGTTCAACGTATGGTTTGTTTATCATATTTATCCAACGTTGTTCATTCCAGCCTTCAGGCCTGTAATCTTCTTCAACGTCTTCTTTAGTTAGACACTGCATTGGATAGTCAATACATAAAATGCTGGCGGCTTTTGCCAATTGGCCTTCTGCATTATAATCAACATCGTGGTGTAATTTAATACCGCACTTTTCTAATTGATCTTTTCTTTCCTGTGAAATTTGTTGTATGCCGTTCATACTACTTTTTATTTGAGGTTAAATATAAAATTACTCTGTCTTCAACATTACTAATATCGCTATCATACCAAGCGTACACGCTGCGCATATCTGTAACCGTTTTAACTGAATGTATACACGATGCGTGATCGCGGTTAAATATAGTTGCAAATTGTTTGTATTGAATAGTAGGATAGAATAAGCGCGATATGTAAATACAAATGTGTCGTTGGTCCGTAATAGTTTCTATTCGTGAATCGCTTAATACTTGATCAATTGTCACGCCTGTATCGTGTAGCACAATTGTACATAATGCACGTACTATTGCGACAATATAATTAGGTACATAGCGTTGGCGTTTTTCGCTCAATGCTAGTTGTTCGGGGGTCGGATAGCTACGCATGCGGCGTTTATTAAAAACAGCATCATTTTTGTTGCCGGAAATATCCCGTATCATTATTTCACTCATACAATAATATAATCTTCAGGCTTAGAACTTGCGAAACGTTCATTGGTCCAAAATATAAAGTTGGGATTGATTTTATAAATCTCACACATTTCTTCTATAACTCTTATCATTGCTTTGAGTTCTGAAATTGATTTTACTTTATGAATACTATCGTAATAATTATTACGAATAGCTTGCGCAGCGGTAGACTGTAGCAATGGTGCGGAATTAGGGCGGTATGACATATTAAAAGAATAAGAAACCAAACATTTTGTATAATACACAGCCTGAAACTGTAATTGCGAACATAACCGAAACCCAATCGGTTTTTCTAAATTTGTTTTTCATAACCATTTTTAAACTTTATTTTTAATTAGAACCTTTGAGACAGTGTAAAGAATTCGCGCCAATCGAATTTGCTGTCTGCACAAAATATAAAATATAAAGCACGAAGAAATGATTGGAGCAATAGCAGTTTCCATGGTTATAGGGGGTTAGAAATTACAATGATAAGAATGTGTTAACAGATGCACATGTATATTTTTTAGAAAAGTGTTCTTTTCTAAATTTATTATTAGGCTGGTTCAACCATTTTTCAAATTCACCGATTTTTTTAGCGGCTTTAATTTGTGCTAATATATCCGAAGAAGCTTCTTTATTTGCAGCCAATTTCATTTTGCTTTCTGCTGCTTTTTGGTCCGCTTTTACTTCTTCATTCAAAAAAAACTTTTTCCAATAATTAGCAACTTCCTTGTTTCCGCTTAATATTTGATTTACAATATTATTATGAAATTCACAACGTTGTTCAGCAGCAGACTGCCCAATATATTGAGGCTCATAACTCGCAACAGTTCTAATTACTAACATTGCATTGTAATTTGCTTTTGCGTTTTCGATTTGTTTTGCTGTGTATCCCATAATTAGAAGTGTTTTTCGTTTTTGATAAATCAAAGGTATATCAATTTAAAATGATATCAAAATCAATTGATATAAAAAAATAAAAAATAATGTAATTAATTGATTTTCAATTACATTATTTTTTATATGCCGGCTGTAGGCTGTTAGAATTTATCCGGTGTATTATTATTCCATCCTTGCGGCGCTACTATAGTATTACTTTGTTCAGGCGTATATGTTATTTCGTCTTCACGTTCTGCCGGTGCGCTCCAATCTTTTACCGGCTTAGGTGCTGCATGCTCAATGCCTGACGCGGTACTAAGTTGTATAACATGATAACCGCGTTGTGTTTTGCCTGAAGCGTCTTTGTGCCAGCCTGCCAAATGCTCCAGCTGCTTTAAAGCGCGACCAACTGCGTGATCGTTTATATTTACTTTGTTGTCTACAATAGTGCGCAGCTTCAACAATATATCTGTACGCGTCATGAATTCGCCATTAAATTTGGTTTCTTCAGTACATGGCATGAACCATTTTTGAATTAATTCTTTTTCCGTACTACTTGTTTCATACTCTTTGTTAAGAACGTCACGCGTAACGCTTTCAGAGGCCGTCAAATTGAAGTTGAAGCCACTACGGTATAAACTCATTGCCTGTTGCCAAACGTTGTTTATATTAACGCGGCGCACGCCTGTTTTAAAGTTATTGTAATCGTGATCAATACCAAGTACGTTAAAACAGATCCAACGCGTATTGCTGTCATCTGCCAAAAATTGTAGTTTGTTCGTTGAGGCCCAAAAATTCACGCGGCGCGGCGTAACGTTGTGGTGTCTGTCGTACGCCCTACGTTGTTTTACTGTTGATTTTGATATTGTAGCCTTTAATTTATTTACTTCGTTATTGTTAAGTGCGGCAAGTTCTTCCAAATTCCACATAAAGTTTTCGGACAATTGCATATCACTGTCCTTTTCACCTGCTGCCAATTCAGATTCAGTATAATATTCATTGAGTACAGGCGGGCATAAAAAACGTATAAAATTACTTTTACCTGTTTCTTGTTTGTCTCCTACCAGGGTAATAATAATTCTGTTTTCAATGTTGTCAACAGCGCACGCAATAGATCGTACCAAAGCCTTTTTAAATTGCTGTCTCCAAAAATCTTGATTATCTGTAGTAACGTAATCGGCTAATTCATTTATATAGTCCGGTTCACTTTCTGCATCCCATTCAGGTAGATTGTTAAAGTAGTCTTCGAACGGGTTGAACTGTTGCACAAAGCTGGATTCAAGCAACGAGCGTATTTTATCTAATGGGAATTTAAAGCCAGCGTGCATAAGTTCGCGGCTTATATCGTGTTCGTTTACCAACTCGAATAGTTCAGCGGGTTTGCTGCCGGCTCCAACCTTTGCGTTTATGTGCGCGGGTGTAGTTATTGCTGGAGTTTTTTTATTATCCTTGCGGCATTGTATACGACCGGTAACAACATTTTTTATTAGCTTCCAACGTTTTTTTATAAACACTTCAACCCGTGCAATTTCGGGTTTGTGATTAATTCCAAATTCGTCTTTATTGTTTTTATATACATGTTCAAAAATACCCCTTACAATATGTTCAGGCAACAAATGTTGTGCGCATAGTGATGTTATTAAATGCGCGTTCCATTCCGTACCGTCTGCATTCATTGCAAATGCTGTTGCATAAACTTCTTTAGTATCTTTTGCAAATTCAGGCGGCAAATCATTTATTTTTTTATTGATTGTAAATGTGCCGTAATCGTTAACATTTTTATACGCTGCTTTTATTGCGCGCATGACTTCTTTGTCGTCTCCCATATCTGAGAAGTCAGACGCAAAGCGGCTTTCTGTATAGCTTTCTGTTACGCCTACTTTATTCAAGTAATGCGCCATTGTAATTAAATAATAGTGACGCTGACCCTCAACATAAGAGTGCTTGCGGTCCATATCGGATTTTACCCAATCGTATTTTTCTTGGTCGTCATCAACAGTAGTTGTCAGACCTCCGTGCGCGCTGTTAGGCGGTAAGTCTAACGTTTCGTATTCAGGATTTGTAAATAAATTTTCATCGTATGAAATGTACCGAGGCCTTGACACATCTTTACAGGCCTTATCCAGAACTAAATTATAATGCTTTAAATAATACCGTTCAAAAAATAAAAAGCTGTCTAAATGCTTGTTTGGGTCTATGTGCGTGATCACACAGATGCCGCGCCCTGTGCAGCTTTTAAAAGCATGGTGCGTGTACTTATCTTGAACAATACTATTCCATGCCGTATCAAAGTCTTCTAACTTATCAAAGTCTAGCGCAAGTATTCCGCTATGCTGTATTAGCCCGTCATCGTTACGAGTTTCAAAAACACCTGAAGCCGTGAAATAATTTAATTTCTCTTTTTGTTTACCCAATTCTTTTTCACTTGCACCGGATTGTACAGCACTGCGCAAATTATTTATTTCATCGGACCACGTACCGTTTCTTATTAATTCAAGTACGTCAGCAATGGCAATTGTTTTGCCGTTTTTTACTTCTTTTATATGCGGGTAGATTGATACTATACTCACGGGGTCAGGGGTAAAGTTGGGATTATAATTTAGGGGAAATCAACGGTAATTGCAAGCGTATTATTCAAACGGTAAAGGCCAACATAAATTTTATTTTTGTTGGTTTATTGGAATATATAGGTTTGAATATTTATATTTTTGACTACTAAACGTAGTGTATAAATACACGCACATTCTATACTTAGGTTTTGTCATATTACTGCTTGTTTTTTGTCAAAAAATCTTTTATAATTTCTTGCTTTACTGATTCTACTAAACCTATGCATTCAAAATGATTGAACCCGTCAATTGACCTGTTTATTACAACTTGATCTTTATCGTTGATAAAAATTTCAATAATAATTTTTTTCTCTGAATTTGCCATAATTATACTTTTACTTTTAAATCGTTTGCAGCCGCCACAATCTGCGGTATTAGCTTTTCAATCTCTGCCGGACTGTGATTTGCTTTTAATTTTTTTGTTGCGTATGCAGTAATATACGCTTCATCTAAATGCGTATTTGTTTTCATGAATTCCCAAATGTTATTTAATGCGTCTTCTTTTGCATTCTTAACAATTGATTTTTGTTTGTGAACCCACGCATTAGAATAGTTCTTCATTGCTGCATAATCGTACAGTATGTATTCACCACGCCCAGGCATAGACAGCTGTCGAACGATCCAAGCTATCGTATAACCTTTTAGTTCGCGGAACTGTTCTAATTGTTCCAACGTCATTTCATCGTACGGAATTTTTAAAACGTCAGGAATGTGTTTAGTTTCTACAACTCCAAATTCTGCTTCAGCAAGCTCTTTAACTCTGCGCGCTTCTGCTTCTTCTTTTTTCTTTTCCTGAACAATTCCGCAATATTTACAGGTGTTTGCTGACACCGATATTAAAGCCTCACAGCTTTCACATTCACGAATAGACGCAACGCCCTTGGCTTGTGACATGAATTCGATATCTAGGCTCCATTCACGTTCTTGGGACCAAAACCCATGGCGGTATACATTGCCTCCCATATCAATAATAATGAAATGAGTTTTTCCAATTTGCGGACATAATCGACCACCACGGCCGCACATCTGCAACCATAATGCCAATGACATTGTAATTTTATTTACAATAATGCATTCTACAACCGGCATATCGTTACCGGTCGTTGCTACTGCAACATTACACAGTATTTTATATTTTCCGTCTTGAAAATCTTTGAAAATACCTTTACGGTGTTTTTTCATTGCGCCGGACCCGTCAACGTGTACAGCTGGTATTCCGCGCTTGTTAAATTCTTCAGCTACTGCAATAGATTCTTTAACATTGATACAATAACAAATCGTTTGCTTGTTACCGCCATGCTTTACATATTTATCAACGACACCCGCATACATTTGCGGCGTACCCAATAATTTTAATTGATCGCTTTCACTGTAGTCTTCACCGTCTTTTGTATTTTTTATTTTTAATTGACTTACATCTACCTGCGCGCTGAACGTAATTTCAGGCACCAAATATGTATATCCTTCTTCGCAGCCTTGCAATAGCTCTGTAATAGTCACAGGCGCAACAAGCGTGTCGTATACGTCACCCATTTGACCCGTGTAACTTGGGTAATGTGAGGCTAGCGCGCTGTCCTTATTAAGTAGGCGCTTACCATTACGAACAGGTGTAGCCGTAAATCCTATAACTTCAATACCGCGTAACTTGCATTCTAGCACTATTTCATCAAAGTCACGAAGATGACATTCGTCAATAATAAGTAAATCAATATCAGGTAGCCGATAATTACGGATAGTATCAACACTACCCAAGTACAGCATTGAAACCGTATCGCGATATCCGGGGACAACTAATGTTGGACGCAATCCGTTTATCTTAAATTTTTCATGCGCTTGCTCAATTAACTCTATGCGATTACATAACGCCAATACACGCTTAGCGATGTTAATACGCTTTGTAATGTAATCGGTGAAAGCAACGGTTTTACCTGACCCTGTTGGCATACATGCGCATACTGCCTTTGCACCGTTATTAAACGCATAATCTATTTGCGCATTTCCGTTGTCTTGATACTTACGAAGTTTTAGCATGCAACCGCGCCTGTTTGTGTGATATTTGAAGGAGTAGTAACACGAACCTTTGGTATTATCTTAACTACATAAGAATTAAAACCTACTGCTATATATGTTTTTTCGGTAACAGATAAACATAAAATTTTATATTTGCTGTCACCTGCCAAACCTTCTTTAAGTCCCTTTTCTATGCTTTCAGAAATAGGAACAACACCTGTTCCGTCTCTTTTTATTTGTGAAATAAACTGTAATCTGTGAGGTTTTAGTTTCATAATTCAAATATATATCAATTTGAATTGATATCAAAATTTGTTGATAATGTTTAATATGATGTTTGAAATAATTAAAAGCGTTCCAAGTGGTCCGGCTGGAATAAACCATAAACACCGGTCCATATCTGTTTCAGCTTCTTCTGTTTGCGCGCCTTTTTTCCCTGCGTCATTGCCGTGCTTGACAAGCATTGAGAATGCGGACAATATAAAGTTCAATCCAAAAGAAATTGTATATATGAATATTGAAATTGAAAAACTAATTTCCAGCGTTTTACTAATAAGCATAGGCACAATTGCAATGCATATCAATATAAAAGACAAGTACGATATACTTTTTACCATAACCCTATTTAGTTAATTGTTTGCTGTTAAATTCTAGTACCGCCGGCTTATAAATCAGATCGCGACTACTTAACGGTCTAAGCATTATAATGCCTTCTAACGAACGGCAACGGCTCAATGCTACGTATGCCTGCCCGTGTTCAAATGCGCCTTTACCTAGGTCTATAATGACCTTATCGAACGTTTGGCCTTGCGACTTATGAATAGTCATTGCGTACGCTAATTTTATAGGGAATTGCAAAAACGTACCTACAACAGTATGTTTAATTCTGTCCTTTTCTTCGTCATAAACGAATTTAACATTTTCAAAAACGTAACGCGGAACAAATACTTCTTTATCGTCATCCATTTTTAAAATCAAACATATTGTTTCTTCAGTACCCATGTTTTCACCACGTGGACCGACAACGGGCAACGTCATTTCCCTGCTTTCAATATACGTTCCAATACTGCCGTTATAGTAGCAATTGTCGGGGTCGTTGCTGTTTCGCATGGTCATAACCCTGCATCCAGGTTTAAGATGCAACACAGGTTCAACCGGTGCGTCTTTGATAGGAAAGTCGTCTTTAAAAGTTCCTTCAACTTTCATGCTTTCACCCTCTAACCTTTCAATCATAATATTATTTACTTCAGCTGCGCGACTGTTGGTAGTGCATAGCATGATACCGTCTGTAGGGCTTAGATTACCGTCACGCACAGTTGTATTGTTTAGCCTGTCAATATCTAAACTAGATACGCGATTATTTTTTATTGCGTTAAGTAGTTCAACAAAACGCGGGTCTGACTGTCTCCAAACTTTTGTTAATCTTACAACCTCAAAAGGCGCGGCGTACGGATCTGAAAAATATTCGTGATCTTTCCAGCAATTTGCAGAAAAAAAGAACTCTGAACGATACCGGCTTTTCATCATTGCTTTTTCTTCATCGTTAGCAACGACCGGCGGTAGCTGGTCTATATCGCCTACCATAATTAATTTCTTACCAGCAAAAGGAAGTTTTAAACCTTTTGTACGTGGAAAGTTTTTAACACAAAACCAGTGTATTTGGTCCATCATATCGGCGCGTACCATTGACACTTCATCAATAATCAAATACTTGATACGTTCCCATACTTTTATTTTTGCATGGTCGTAAAGTGGATCTAATTTTTTTGTACTTTCAAAATTGATTGGACGCGCAGGAAACCCAAAGAAACTATGTATAGTTTGACCGCCAATATTAACAGCTGCAATGCCTGTTGGTGCTAGTGCTACGTATTCGCCTTCATGCGCTGCCATAAACTTTTTTAATAGCGTACTCTTACCTGTGCCGGCGTCACCTGTCAAAAATGTGTGTACGTCTGTACGTTCAATTTGACTATATGCAAAATCTAAATTATCTACTTGCTCCATTTTATTTCTGTGGAAAGGGTGATTTTTTTACTTGTGTTTGTACGGGTGCATTAAAGCCAACAGGTACCGTAATATGAACAGGCTGTGAATTTGTAATTACAGGCTCAATGCTTGTTGTAAGAGGTGTAGCGGCTATATGCTGTAATTCGCCTATAAACATTTGCGACTTTAACAACTCCGTTACTTGCGCATTCAATTTGTTTTGAAAGAATTCAACAACATAAATTTGTTTAGCATCTGAACTGATTTGTACGTCTGCTTCGTCAATTTTTCTAACATGTTGATAAAGCCTAATATAATCAATAAACTTTTCTTGATTATCGGCAAGATCACAAACATTGTAAATAATATTGTCGCTTCCTTGAAGGAATAAATGAATTTTATCATAATATGATTTATCGAATTGCATGGCTTAAAATAACGTTAGTTGGTTGGGACTTACTCCGTATTTTTTTGATCGCGTACCTTTTCGCGTTTTATCGGTGCCTTCTTCTTTGCTGGTTGCACAGGTGTTTCAGGCGTTACTTCTACAGGCGCAAGCGCTGCAATAGATTGTTGAATTGGCGTTTTAGAATTATTTTTTTCATCCTGTTCACGCTTTTCATTAAGTACCTGAATTTCTTGCTTCAACTTTTTATTGTCATCGTAGTATTCAGAAAGTTGTCTTTCTAAATGTGCAATTTTTAATTTTTGATTGTCAATACAAGGCTGGAGCATTTCATTAAAATGAGACTCGTATGCTTCACACTGTGCAACTAATTCGCTAATCCGTTCGTCACGAATTCCTATATCTGTGCTCCAACCTGTCATTGCCCTTTCATGTTCAGATATCCAATGTGCGCACTCTGTCTGTAATTCGTTTGCCTTATCCCATGCTTCTGTTACATGATCATGAAGATATTCACTATTCTTTTTTTCGTGCTTAAACAAGTCCAATAATTCATCATATCCATACTCAAAGAATCTTTTTTGAATTGCTTCTTGACTGTCGTACTCACGTGAATAGTAGTATACAGATATCGGAAGTATCAACGTAAATCCCAACGCCGGGATAAGCCCCCAATCCCAACCGATTGTATTTATGTAGTAATAAGCGCTTATTGACACTTCAAACAACGTGTAATACTTTGCCACTCTGAAGTTTTTGCGTAGTGTATATATCATGATACCGCTGGCAATGATAAGCGCAACGCCTAACGATGCAATTTCACGCCATGGGCTAACGAATACGCTAAAATTATGATATACAAAATATGTATTCGGCGTAAGAAATAGAACTGTAAATATTGCAGCCCATCCCATGAATGAATTAGATTTTATTTGATTTAACATGATAATAAAATTTAGGGGTTGGAAAATTAAAACAATTTAATTTTTGTTGCGATAACAGTATAAAAAGTATTTATTTTATCCTGTGGATTCTTGAACCTCCCGCCATGATTTTCACATTTCAAAACGTTGGTAACAACAAATTCCATGTTATTAAATTTTATAGAATCTGAAGGATTTATTTTTTTCTTGCTCCAAATTTTTATCTCAACAAAATTACCTGTTAGATACTCCAATGAATCTTTTAAATTGTCAAGTTCAATTTTAAATCTTGCATTAACCTCTTTGCCGGTATTATCAAGGTGATTCATGTGTTTTTCAAGGTCTTTTATTTCTGCCTTGCGTTGTTCTGAAGTTCTAATCATGTGTAACAGTGCGCCGTTAGGGTCACCGTGTGCATTGCAATTGATAGTTTGTGGCATCTTTCTTTCTTGTTTAGGGTAAAATAAATAGGCGTTGCGCCCGTTGTTAAATATTTTCTAGTATGCGATCTCTGTCAAGTTCATTCATCAATAATAATTTATCAATGAGTTCTTCGTATTCTGCTCGCCCTTCAGCAATCCAAGGCGTTTGGCTAATGTTAAGCGTAAAAGTATTGTACTTTTTTTTATTGACACCTAACACAATGTAATTTCCTTTTATAAGCCCGTCAGATACAAATGCGGCGTGTCTATGGTATTTGTATGAAAAACATTGCAAAGCAAATTCCTGTGGCGTGGTGCAGCTTGTTAGGCGTATATCAATGATTCCTGTATTGTTCATGTAATCAACCTTTGCACTACATTCTAAATCGTATTTAGGTTCTGTCCAATGCTGGTACGAATTCGAAATAAACAAAGTAGATTGCATATTTTTTAATACTGAATTGCTTTGCAAGGCATTGGTAATGTTTGCAACAACAAAACGTTCTTTGTACACTTCAGGCGTATTTAGCATGCGCGCATATTGAACCGGATTAAACAAGGCTAATTTGACCTGTTTAGATAGCGTCACGCCCTTATCGCTGGTAGTAGGTGTATGTATACCATTGAAATTTTCGATACGCGTTAATACGTGCGGAGTAATCATGATTAATCCTGTTTATTAACAAAATCAATCATGCACTGTAAAACTAAATCCTTGTAAGCATAAGCAGCAGCATCATAAGCAGCAGCATAAGCAGCATCAGCAGCATCAGCAGCATAAGCATCAGCAGCATAAGCAGCATAAGCAGCAGCAGCAGCATCAGCAGCATAAGCAGCAGCAGCATAAGCAGCATAAGCAGCAGCAGCAGCAGCAGCATCAGCAGCATCATATCTTTTTTCTAAAAGTTCATCCCTGCTTATTTCGCCATTT